ACCGAACTTTCCTTGGCCATACGCTTCGGTGCTATCGGAATCAAGTTCATCACCGGTGTAGATGACGCGAGTAGGATTGAGGTCGGTGTAGACAAAATATTATATTTGCCAGAAGCTAGTAATTTTGGTGTTACTGCACCTTCCGGATCATTAACTGATATTATTGATGCTACCAGGTTCTTAGTAGAAGCTACATTAAACAACAATTCCATTAGAATTAAATTTGCAGACACGCATGGAAACGCCCCTTCAGCAGAAGCATTGAAAGTACAAGAAATAGAAAACTATGACGAAAGAATCGCTTCCACTGAAGATACTTGGCGACCATTTGAAAGAAGACGCTTTTTAGTAGATAGAGCAATTATTGCAGCAAAGGCAAATGTAGATATTGCAGAAGACCACCGTGTAGATTTTCTTGAACCAGATTATCCTATGAGCGTGGAACAAGAAATAAACTACTGGAATTGGAAATTTGAAAAAGGATTGGCAAATCCTAAAGACTGGTTTGATTATATGAATCCAGATGCTTCCGATGAAGAGCGTGCCAAATGGGAAAAGGAAAGGGAAGAGCAAGTTCAACCACAGTCTAATAGATTATTGCAACGATTACAGAGTAAATAGTGCCATTATCAGAAAATATTGATTCGGCTTTTGCTGACTACAATAATCAATTTGAATCATCCCTGGATGGTTTCTTAGCTGACCTGGAAGAATTAGAAGAAGATGGGTTTAATGTTGGCGATGTATTAGCGGCATTAGCTGCATTAAATATGGCAGATTACTGGCTTACAACTCTTAATATGGACAGTGCTATAAATGCTTATATATCAAGACTTGGGGCAGTGTTAGATGATATTAGATCTTTTGCACCGATGACAGAAACACAATTATCCGCCCTGGAGTTTATGCAGCGTGACGCATTAGAAAGTTTTACAGTACAATTTGGTGAACGTATTCGTTTAACTGCATCACAAGGTTTGTCATCGAACAGATCTATAAGTGGAATTAGAGCCATGATCTTACGCGACCCGTTGACTCAATCCAAAAACATAGAAAATTTTATAGCATCGGGAATGGCCACGTTCAACCGCAATGTCGTTGGGGTGATGGCAGAAAATGCACCAGATAATGAGTTATATCAATATATTGGGCCACTAGACGGAAAAACGCGCCCAATATGCCGAGTAATGCTGGCGAGTCCAGATTTGACTTTACGAGAAATCGACGAACAGTATCCTGGTGCATTTGATGAAGGTGGTGGTCCGAATTGTAGACATTATTGGGGAAAAGTTGTGGATAAAGATGAAAGCGGTGAAATAAGAGAAAAAGCAAATAGCTGGATAAAAGATCAAAAGGATAAAGGGAAATGGAAAGATCCTGTAACCTTTCAACAGTATTATGACAACAGATGATAGTTCCAGATTTTAGAAAAATAATCAAGTTCGACAGAGAATTCTTTAATGAACTTGGTAAAAAAACGGTGGTACAACACCGTACAGCAGTCCAGGTAGATGGCATAAACGCGCGTACCAACAAACCGTTTGTTCCGTATACGACAGATTATAAAAGACGCAAATCACAAGGAAAGGCTGTTAAAGAAGGTCAATCACAAAGATCTACCCAAATAAATCCACCAAATTTGACTTTAACTGGGCAAATGATGGATTCATTTAAATTTATTAAAGCATCAAATTCCGGGTTTACATATGGAATTACAAATACTAGACAAGCACAAAAATTAATCGGTAATCAAACCGGTCATTATGGTAAGAATACCAATACCAATAAAAAAAGAATTGTTTCCGATAAGGAAAACCCATTGCCAACCAAAGTAAAAGATAAAGTTGGTGCCGCAATCGCTGGTAAGATTGCGAAAAACTTTAAAGACGTTTTTACGGGTAAAGGTTACGTCGTAAACGTCATAAGGATGTGAGGATAATTTATGTCTAACGAACAGGACCAAGCAAAGGTCGCTCAGGAAGAGCAAGCTGCTCCAGCTATAGAGGAGAAAGAGGAATCCAGTGCTTCGCATGACTCTGGTGAACTGATCGCTGAATCAAAAGCATATCGTAAACGTGCGCAGGCTTCTGAGTCCAAAGTAAAAAAATTAGAAGCGCAATTAAAATCTATTGAGGAACAACAACTCAAAGAGAATGAGGATTGGAAATCTCTTGCTGAAAAACGTGAAGCAGAACTTTCTGAATTGAAAAGTTATGCAGATCGTGGAAAGGCTTTAGAAGAATCTCTCAGAAAAGATGCTTTGGAATCAATGTCTGATGAAGATCGTGAATTTGCAGAAGATCTTTCAACAGAAAAACTTCTGAAATTTGCGAAAAGATCTAAGAACGTAGTGCAGACCGATGAATCAGTTGCTGCTAAACGGGCGCAAGATGATAAACATCCGTATAAAGATATGGATAAAAAAGAGCGTCATAGTAACTGGCAAAAGGTCTTAGATCACTACATGAATTAATTAAGGAGCTTTAAATGGCCGAAGTTACAACGACCACCGCAGCCAATTTTATACCTGAGCTGTGGCGAGACGCTATTTTGGACTATGCCGAAAGAAAGTTTCAAATTCGTAATCAAGTGATGGATTTTTCATCTTTGATGAGCGAAGGTGGAGATATTCTGCATATTCCTAAAGTCACTGAAGAAACAGCAGCTACGCTTTCTAGCGGAAGTGCAGTTTCATACGGTGCAAATACAGATGGAAAAGTTGACTTAACCGTTGATCAGCACGCATATGAAGCTAAACGAATTGGCGATCATGTAAAAATACAAGAAAGTGCAGATTTATTTGGTGCTTATGCAAAATCAATGGGCTACTCGATTGCTAAGTATATAGAAAATTACTTAGCAGTATCTGTTATACAATCAAATACTGGTAATGATGTTACTCTTGGTAGTGACAATACCTGGACTACCGCAAAACTTCGTGAAGGTCTTCAAAAACTTTTGGATGCTGGACATGATTATGCGGACGGTGAAACATATTTGTACTGCTCTCCAGCAGCTTATATGAGCGCACTATCATTACAGGATTTCTATGACTCATCCCGTAGGGGTGACTCACAAAATCCGATTGCTAGTGGAGCCGTGGGTTCCGTCTATGGTATGCCAACTTTTGTATCTACGGATTGGGACGATGATGGCGGTACCGGAGATGAGACAGCTTCAATCTTTAAGAAAGAAGCAGTTTACATGGCTATGCAATTAGCACCTCGCGTGCAAAGTGCCTACGATATCGATTATTTGTCGACATCCGTGGTTGTGGACGTACTTTTTGGAGCGTGTTTATCACACGCTGCTGGTTCTACCGCATGTGGAGTAGTTAATTTTAATAATCCATCATAATAGATAGTTTATTAATAACGGTTTTAAAGGGGGCTTTGTCCCCCTTTAAGCCATAATAGGAAAGCAATATGAAATACTTTAAAAGAAAAGATGGTTCTGTATTTGGTAAAGTTGATTCTATCAGCAATGAAATCGAAGAAGGGTTCTTTGAAAAAGGCTATGTTAGATGTGATGCTGATGGCAATGAATTAAAGCCAAAACCAAAGCCAAAATCAAAAAAGAAATGACTTTTGATTACCAGTGCAGAAAGTGTGAGAATGTTTGGGAAGAGTTTACATTTCGTGAAGAAAAACCCAAGTGTTCTAAGTGTGGTTCTTTAGATGCCAAAAAATTAATGTCTGCACCAGTATTTCATTACGGCACCATCTCTGATCAATATTTAAGAGAAAACGAAGTTATTTAAACCAAGATGCCCATGAGACGAGCCACGCTCGGTAAGGCATCGTAACAAAGGAGAAACAAGATGGCACAATTCAGTGTAGCAGAAGTTCAAAATTTATCCCTGGGCCAAAACGGGTCAATCTTTGTTAGTGGAACCACAGCATGTACGAGTTCCAGGGGCGCATTTGTAATGATCCAATTTTTAGAAGATAGTGTTTTTGCAAGTGGAAGCGGTGGCTTAGTTGCAGAAACCGAACAATTATACCCAGATGATGCTGGGACCGGCACATTAATTGACGCAGATGCTGGGGCCGCTATAGACGGTCAAACTTTCCCTCAAGGTATGGCAATATTCGGACGATGGAGTGGGTTTACTCTCGCTTCTGGTGCAGTAATTGCTTATGTAGAAGGGTAGTTATGTTACTGCGTTTAGGATTATCAATAGCTTCCCAGGTAACACAAACAGCAAGATTAGCACGAGATTTATGGCAGCTAGTCAATGATACCTGGCAGTTAGAAGCTAGAAAATGGGAAGACATAGTTTAATTAGGAGAATATTATGGCAAGTTTAACAGGCTCAACGATTGCATCAACCTACACACTATTATTAAAGATAGATTCTAGTGGTATAGATAGCACACTAAGAAAACTGGAAGATGGTGATGCTACAGATAGTGCATTAAGTATTGCAACCACATCAATAGCTATAGATGCTACTGATAAATTTGGTTTTGATGGTACAAATACTGGAACATATATAACAGAAGCCAGTGATGGTGTATTAGATTTTTATGCAGATGCAGTGCATATGCTTTCGTTAAGTGAAGGCTCACCAGGTGCGGTAATTATAAATGAAGGTGGTAGTGCAAATGTAGATTTTAGAGTAGAATCTGACAATGAAGATGAAGCAATTTTTTTAGATGCAAGTGCTGATACTTTATATATAAATAAAGGTGAACAGGCTTTTGCAACAAGTATTCATAGCACTAATGATGTTGCAATTAGCGTTGGCGCTGCTGGTGTAGTACTTAACGAAGATGGTCATGCTACTAACGATTTTAGAGTAGAATCTGATAGCAATACTCACATGTTATTTGTTGATAGTGGAAATAATAAAATTGGTATAGGCGATGATGCTCCGCCAAGTAATCTTCAAATAAAAGGAAGTGGTACTGTAAACATAGGTCTTGAATCAACAGATAATGCACAGAATTTGGACATTGATTATTATGATAATGCAAATAATCCGTATGGAAGAATAAGGTATCACGAAGGTGAGGGTCATTGGAAATTCCAAACAAATGTTACTTCATCATCAACTGACCTTATGATTATTGCGGCATCTGGTAATGTAGGTATTGGGAATACTTCATTAGAAACTTGGACAAGTGACTATAGTGTATTACAACTTGGTGGTGCGGCTTCTTTTTCGGCAACAACTACTCAAGCGGCTGGTGATGTTAGCTTTTTATCTCATAATTGTTACTATGATACTACTAATAGCAGATGGGAATACATGAGTACAAATGCTGATGATGAAGCATCTCAAATATATCAGCAAAATGGAGCAATCGTATTTCGTAATGCTTCAGCGGCTGGTGCTGATGATGCAGCTGTATCTTTTACAACATCTATGAAAGTTGATTACAACTCTCAAATATTTACATCAAATGAACCTGCAGAAAATACTGGTAATACAATATTTGGTTATACTGCTATGAACGCTGGTTCAAATAATGGAAGTGATCATAATACAGTTGTTGGACACTTAGCAATGGGAACAGGCACAGTTAATGGTGCTGAATATAATACAGTCGTAGGATATAGAGCTGGAGATGACATTACATCTGGAGATAAAAGTGTATATATTGGAGCATGGGCTGGTGATGCAAGTGCTGATGTAGATAATGCTGTAGCTATTGGATATGCCGCTATGGGAAGTGGTACTACAGATTCTGGTGCTGATGGAAGTGTAAGTATAGGATATTATGCTGGTAACGCTCTTACAAGTGGAGCTGGCAATGTTCTTGTAGGAAAAGACACTGGTAAACTTCTTACAACTGGTAGCTATAATACTGTTTTAGGACATGAAGCTGGAGACGCATTTGCCACTAATACAAATCATAATACTGCAATAGGATATCAAGCATTAACTTCCGCTAATAATAGTGGAGATGGTAAAAACGTAGCTATAGGTAGTGGTGCTGGGGCTTTAATTACTTCTGGTGCAGATAATATTTGTATAGGAAAATCGGCTGGTGATGGTTTTGATACTGAAAGTCAAAATATAGCGATAGGTAGTGGTGCATTTGGTGGGTCTGTAAATGGTGCAGATGCTTGTGTTGCTATTGGATATGGTGCTATGTATGGTGCGGCAACCGAAGATGGTACAGTTGCTATTGGAAAAGATGCTTTAGGGTCTCTCACAGGTGGTGTTGAAAACATAGCAGTAGGATATCAAGCATTAAACAGTGCTACATCATGCGGTGCCAATGTAGCGATAGGATATCAAGCGGCTGACGCATTGGCTGTTGGTGAATCTCATAATATTGCGATTGGTTCAGCGGCTTTAGGTGCTGTAGATGAAGGTACTGCTGGTGGAGATGCAGACCATAATATTGCTATAGGAAGTTCGGCATTAACTGGTGGAGATTTTGGTGGTAGCGATAGACAATTACAAGGAAATATAGCTATTGGTGGTCAAGCAATGGATGGTACAGGCTCAAATGCTCAAACTGGAACAATAGCAATAGGAAAACTTGCATTGACAGCCCTTACAAGCGGTGCTGGTAATACAGCCATAGGCTATAATTCACAAGCGGCTTTGGAAGGCGGTTCTGGAAATGTATCTCTTGGATATAATTCTTTAGATGCTGTTGTAGGAGGTTCGCATAATGTAGCTATAGGTTATGATGCTTTGACAACTTGCGCTGGAAACGCATCTCACAATACTGGCGTAGGTAGAGATGCTTTAAAAACTCATAATGTTGATGGTGATGGTAATAATACT